AATCAAAAGAAGCCTCTATGTTTTTATTATTATCTTTTCTATAAATTATTTTTCAAGGTCTTTCATCTATCTTATTATATCATTCAATTTCAATGTAACCGCTTCAATCAGTTAGATCCAAAGGAGCATCTAAAATATCTATTCTTCGTTGTCATCCTCACAAATCCGTAACAGTAAAATTAGTTCCATATCAATTTTCATTATATTCATAACTATTAGAACTATCTTCTATATATAGATAGTAATAAGAACCCCAGTCATACTCTCTATTTATCTCAAAACTTGTAGGAGTAATGTTTGAAATAGTTGTGTCATCTCCCCAATCTCAACCCCGAGCGTCCCAACCTCAATTAGTGTCAGAAGAAATTAAATTATCGTTAAAATCATACTTTATAATATCATCAAAATGTAACTCAGAATAAACATCTTGAGCGAAAGTGTTTGTACTTGTGGCTTGAAGATATAATGATTCTATTACAGTAGAAGTATATATCATTCAAAAATCTGTTGTGCTATTTTTACTTATAAAATCAGTAAGCTTATACCAATTTCAAGGTACTAATAAATTATTATCCTTCAAAACTTCCAATTCTGCATAAGTTCATTCCAAAGCATCAGCCCAAGTTGTACCTCACATCCCCATACCAGCATCGTGTTCTACCCAAAAATAATCTCATACTTGTAATGGGACTGTGAAATGGCAACTAGTTGGACTATCCCAAACTACCGTGTCAGATTTATATAACTCTCCTGTCCCTTTTAGGTATACATTTAAAGCATTATCAGAAAAGAATACTCAAGCTCAAGTTCATATTCCCTTGTCTGTTCAATCAATAACATCACCAAAATGGTTTAATACTCAGGAAATACTACCTATTCAGTTTGTTAGATCTATTACTTCGTTTGCTTGAAATGGTGTAGTTACTTGGTATTTAGAAACTCGGTTGTCTTCTAATACTGTTGTTCAAGTATCACCAACATTTACCCAATTAGTAAGCTGTGTATAATCATCAGCTATCAATATATATATTCAGTTATTAGTATTGTCATTCCACACTGCAACGAACATACCTTTATAAGTATACTCATTTCAATCCAAAGCCGTCCAGGTAGATAGTTGAACTAAATCACTTTGATATTCAACAGAAAATCTAGCATCTAATGGTGCTCTTTTCTGTACCTCAAAATTAGCTGAAAAATCTGTTAATCATTTTGTTCTTGCCATCTTATTTAATTAGTATAAAAGCGAGTTAATAATGCTCAACCATCTACTCAATTATGTGTGTATCTTGTATAGTTAGTTATATTACCTTGTACTGTATGTGTTACTGCACTTGTAGTTCGCAGAGTTAGACTATTCGCTTTACTTCATCACATCCATTCCCAATTACTAGATACAGTATTATAGAACATAACTCAAGTTATTGTTATGTTGGATGTCTCAAAATCGGCTTTGTATTTATCTCATCCTGTTTCTGCAACCATATCTACTTGAAAATATGTGCTTCATATATCAGATAATATTTGTTTAGTCAATGTTGTAATATCTACAGATGTCCCATAATAAGGGAATGTTCATGTATAACTTCAACTTGCTGTTCAACTTCTAGATTGATCGTCTTGTATTGTAGCAGTATATGTCTGTGTTGTTCATAATATTATTGTTAAATTTGCATCATTATTTCAATATCGAGTATTTGCTGTTGGATTGGTTTGTGTAAATCATATAGGAGCTATATCTAGATTTGTTAATAATCAAACAGGATTAGCTCATAAGTGTCAACGTCATTCTATTAAAGGTGTTGTTAGTATCTGTCATACCTCATATAATCAGAAAGCATAATCAGTTCACCTAATATCGACTGTAGGAGGAGTACTAGGGAAATGTAGATCTATCCATTCTTGGCATGTTGTTCATGCAACGAATCAACTTGGCTGATGATATACTCAAGAAAATGTACAACTACCACTTCAACCTCAACCTCCACTTCATGGGACAGAGTCAAAAGGTCATAAATATATTTCTGTTCATATAGGACCCCTAACTCGTATATCTTGTGGTGCATCGAATCAATACATACTATCTTGTGATAGTGGTATTACTTCGTCAGCATTTGGCATAGCCCTATCAGTAAATTCTATTCAAGCATTAGCCCAAAATACAAATCAGTTGGCATCTCTAGTATCCATAAATGAGATATGCAACCAATCTGTAGTCGATAATGTTATTGTCTTTGTAATCATTATTTATCAAATGGTGATAAAAATACTTGTGTTCATGCTGTACCGTTAAGATAGAATCATTTAGGCTTTTTGAATTTAAGTTTAGTATTAGCAGGTATTGGTATACTTTCATCTCACGCAGGTGATTCTTTTTCAGCAAACGCAACTCATGTGTCTACTCGGAATATATAGCCATCAGAACTTTTTGTATCATCGTAGTTTATTTTCTCCCACATACCACCTACTAAAGTTATTACTTTTGTTGCCATTTAGTCATATTAATTTATTAAATATTTATTATATTTATTAAATAATCTCGCCTGGTTCTATTCATTCATAATTAGCGTTTTCTTTATTTGTTCTAAATTCTATTATCATTTCTTTTATAAAGTCAGCCATTATTGTTCTTTCTTCTTCTGTTCAAAACATCAATGTATTCCTTTGATCTGTCTCTGTATAATATCATAAAATAATATTCTTACATTCTTCTTTTTTATTTTTATATAATATGTTATCATCATCGTGTAAATATAATTGTCAATTGATATATTCTATTCTATATCAATTATTTATTTTATCTATTTCTTCATTAGATAGTGTATCTAGCTCTAATACAGAATTCTTTATATATAAATCAGTATATCATATATACTTTAGATTATTTGTATTTCATTTAAATTTATGCTTCATAATACATTATTAATAAGTTTATAAATTTATAATATAACTACTCACTCATCATCTCAAAAGAAGTCGTAATCATAAGACAACTCACAATCCTTTGCAGATCAATTAGAAAACGCACTCTCAGATCTAACGTAGAACACAACCTCATCTCATTCTTCTACCACTATCGGCATAACAACTTCGACCCAACTAGTAGATGTTGTTCGTTCTGTTCATACCTGTACTCAATTGACTTCAACTTTTATTCTAGTCCTACGTCATCCACTAGAACTCATTATTTCAGCTCTAGCTCATATTGTCATTATGAATCTACTTCAATTATAGTCACTTATATGTCATACTATCATTCTACTAACTTCAAAATATACATTTGTTGCACTAGATGTGACAGAATTTGTAGATGTTAAATATTTATTATCTACTCAACTACAAATTCAATATTGAGGATATGTATTACAAGAATTTACATCATTTATCATTAATTGTATTTCTGTTGTGCTTTTAGCTTGTCATATAGGTCTTGGATATTGTAATATTGGTCTTGTATTGCTGAAATCTCATCTAGTAGCTAGACTATTATTATTTAGAAAAAATTCATCAACAGGACTAACTAATGATTGTGTTAGTATTCATCAAAATACAAGTTTTTTACTCTCTCAAGCTAGTCACGTTTGTATTACTATTCAATCTGATTTGTTTGTGTATTCATATCTTATGTCTGATAAATATACCTTGTTTGTTTCTGTGTTTTTTCAATATTGCACATAAAAGTATATATCATTTGTACTATCAGTTCGTGTTGTTCAATTATATTCTGATAATCAATAATTGGCAATAATATCTGCACCTGCCTGCTCTATTTGATAATAATTTGAAGCGTCTAATACTCAGCTTCTTGATATCTCCAAAAAATATGTTGTTCATGCTATAACACTTACATCTTGTCAATCTATATTATACTTTATATAAGAAGTTGTTATTGTAGATCATGATATTATTTGTTGTGAAAATCAAGCTACAGGCGTTGTTTTATCTGATTCATATAAATTAAATTGTATATTATCTGTGGGGCTTCATACCTTTTTTATATTTAATTCAAATGACTTCAATATATCTATAAGTCAATCACTATCAGGAGTAAATATAAATCATGACTTTTGTCTTGATGTTGAATCTCACACATTTAAATCAGATCATCATATTGTTTGTATGGTTTTTTCTGTATCTAATATTCAACTACCATAAAATACTGATCATTTTCAGTCTCAAGCAGTGATATCTTCTCATAATGTAACCATTCTACTGAATCTATCAACCTCTACATTATTACTATAATCGGCCATTGTACTTAAAACTTCCCAAGTATCATCAGTAGAATTAAATGCACAATGTACTATCATTCAAGCTTCAATATCTCATGTTTCTAATGGCCTATCATTAAATTTTAATATAGATTTAGGTCATAATGCGTTTATTTCTAATGTCGCATCTGCGTTATTTGCTACATCTGTTTTAAAATATACATTCATTCAATCATTATACGCTGTAACATCTGATAATGTTATTTGATAAGCATCTGTTCATGTTGTACTATCAGAATATAATTTAGCATTTGTTATATAATCTGTTATATCTAGCTTTAAAGGTAATTGTATATTCTCAATATCTGTTATTTCATCTTGTATATCTTCTATCTGTTTTGCCGTGAATACTTGTGTTATAACATCTCACGCATCAAAAGATAGATGTGTATTTGTTTGTGTTGTTGCTGTATCACTTACTGGGCAAAAATCTTGTCATCTTGAAACTGTTAATATATCTCATACCCTAACAGCAACCAACATTACTTCTCTTTTTAATACTGGTTTTATTTCTAATACACTTGTACTATCTAATTGTTCTATTTTTATAAAAAAATTTGATGTGGGGAATAGGTCTCATTGTCATGAATTCAGAACAACAGTTGTATCTGTACTTGAAATTGAGGCATTTAATACACCACTAGCTAAGTTTTCTATATTATACTTTTCAAAAGCCATATATCTTATATTAGACTTTTGCTGTCCGTGGCAAAATTAAATTAACGGACTCAAATATTATTGATATATATATTGATAAAATATTTATTTTCAAGAAGAAATAATTAAGTCTCAGAATGATATATAATTTTCTAAATCTAAAGATACTAAATCAGGAGTATAACTTATTCTTATAATTTGTAGGTTGTTTATAACATATTTTGAATTCAATACTTTTATTGTGTCTCATGGTGATAAACTTCATATATCATATTTTGTGTTTACACTAACTTTTGTCTGTACTTTTATATCTTTATGTTTAGATATATAATTATTACTAAATGAATCCTGAGATCATGTATTATACATATCCTTTAAATCTATTCTTGTTTCTATCTTTCAATACAAAGCGATACTTATGGAATCTTGATATATTTTTTCAGGCAACATCACGCCATACGTTGTTAAATAGTTTATTATTCATTCTGAATCTTCTGTTATTGATATCTTTTCTATATCTTTTTGGTTTTTTAGTCTATGGTCTGGGAAAGCAGACTTTAACCTAAAAGTAACATCACCATAAGCATCTATATATCGAAAATAGTTTGTTGTATCTCATATTATTTTAAACGCTTCTAATGTTGTTGTTCACGATGACAATCAAACATACTCAGTGCTTCAATAATTGTTAACATTGTTTGTTGTAAATAAGTTTCATCAGTACTCAGTATTAAAATTATTAATAGCTGTCTTTATTGTGTCTGCTGGATCTTGGTTATAAATTCAAGAGAACTCTATACTACTTAATAATGTGGCTATTCATAAACAAGTTAATGTTATTGTTTCAATTGTTGATGTTTGTGTTCTTATAATTCTTGATATGTATCAAAAATAGATTTGTCTTCATTGTTTATATTTATCATTAAATTCTATTACTTTTATTACATCTCTTAATGAATATGTTATTTGTTCAAAATTCATATTAAGTTGTAGTTGTAATTGTCATTGTCATCAGTTTATATTCTCACTAAATCTTATATCAGAAATTATTTTTTTTGGTGAAATTGTATCAATCAATGTAGATCATGTTTTATTATATACTTTCACCTGATATTGTGTTCACAACATAAATATAATTTTATTATAAATATATAAATAATATATTTGATAAACTACTTACTATAAACTACTTACTATAAACTACTTACTATAAACTACTTACTATAAATAGTTTTCATTGAATACGACACTTACAGTACAGACAGGGCTTCAATTGAGCTTTAATATAATAGGATTGCTACCAACTTCCAATTGTCTAAACACTCAATCATAATCTATCTCTGTCATCATATATAATACTTCTTTTTCTATTCAATTTATTACTATAACATCTCATGGAGATACAGATTGATTTATTTCTAGTTCATATCAATCTTTTTCTATTATAATATTATCTACTCACGAACTTCCTGGGCTAAATACTATTGTTATTATATAATCACAACTTGTTGTTCAGTTGTTCTCTATATCCATATTTATATTAGTAGTAACATTATTATATGTTGTTATAGATGAATTATTAGACTCTCAATGAGTATTTGCTATAAATCATATTTGTATATTTGATTGTATTGTTCCCTCTGAAAAATCCCTATTAACTTCAAACTTATTTAGACTTGCTTCCCATACTCTATACTCTCAATTTATTTTTATTTTTAAGTCTTGATTTGGTTTTGCTAATTTTTTTTTCATTTCATCTATTTTATTGTTTAAGTCTGTTTCATTATCCGCTCTTAATATGATACGAAAGTCTATTTGTTTTCAATTAATATAATATCATAATAATCATCATCAATCTATTCTTGGTGCATTATATGTAGATATATCAAATTTATTTATGTCATCATAGTTTCCGTCCTCTGCGTATATCTCTCAACAATCAAGTAAATTAAATCATCAAAAAACTATATCTCATTCTGATAATCATCTTGTTGGGTTATTATATCATCATAGTATTGCTGTTTTTATTAATGATGTCTGTCAGATCATTTTGCTATTATTTTATCTAAAAGGTATCTTAAAATATATTCTTTTGTGCCAATTGTATCTTTCTTGCTAATTCAGATCATAAATAATCTATATCTATATTGTTTGAGACATTCGCATTTACATTTATATTTGCATTATTTGTGATTTGGTTATTTGGTATAATATTTCAATTTGATGCAGGTGTAAATATTTCAGGTCATAATTCTCAAACAAGATACGATTTTCATGATGTTACTGGTCATCATTCAGCCCTTGCTCCTGCAATACTTCATCATCAAGCACCAGCTTTTGCCCTCGCCCTTGCTACTTCGTTTCGCTTTTTAATTAGGCTATCTGCTAATGTTTTTTCTTCTTCTACTTTTTTATTTAAAAATACACTAAATTCATCTAATAATTGTTTCTTAGCGTTTTCTAATCACTCTAATATAACAAGTTCTTCATCTTTTTGTGCTTGTACTGCTTCAAGCTCTTTTTTTAATGATTCTTCTTTTTCTTGTGCTGTTCTTATCAATCTTTCTGTCTCACTTTCATTTGCTATAAGTTCTGCTCTTACTATATCCTCTTTTGTTGTTTCTGATTTTGCAAGTTTTAATTCTTTTTGTAAATCTATAAGTTTCTGTTGTTCTTCCTTATCTAATTGTGTTATTTTTCTTTTTTCATTCAACTTATCTATTTCTTCTTGTATAGATACGGCTCTTGTGGCTATATCAGCACTGCTTCACGATTCCAAATTAGTAAGTTCGTCGTTTATTCTTGTTATCTCCTTATCAAATCATTCTATAGCGTTCTTTGAGTTTTTTATTCAATCCTCAACCGCTTTAAATGCTACTTTCGCCGTCTCTCATGTTTTTTTAAGTTTCTCATCTGAAAGTTTGTCTAATGCTTTTCATTCTTCTTCATAAAATTTTATTTTATCTTTTAGTTCTTTTTCAGCTTGTTTATTTGCATCTAATCTAGCCTTTGATGATGATTTTCATGACCTAGCTTTTTCTTCATCTATTGCTTTTAATTCGTCTAGTAGTCAATACTCACCTTTTATCTGTTCCTCTATTGTCTTTTTTGTACTATCAAGTATCTGTGAATTTGTATCTTCTATAGATCATAAAACGGATTGTGTTCATTCTGATAAATCTCTATATGATTTCTTTTGTTCTGATACATCTATACTTCAAAGTTTTATATCTGCTTTTAGGTCTCAAAACAACTGCCCAGCACCAGGTATCGTTTTTGCAAGTTTTATTATTCAATCGATAGCTTTATTTATAAATCATTCTAATAACGTTATTGACGCATTTAATCATACCTTTATTGAAACTCACATATTAGACACTGCAACTCATAGATTATGAAATACATTTTTTCATATTACAAATGCTAACTTTATTTTAGTTATAAATCAATTCATTAATGTTGTAAATCATTGGAATACAGGTACTCGTATAGAATTAAATCATTTTCATAATTCAGAGGATAATGATCTCCACATATTTTTAGCTATTAATAACTTTGATTCTGTCGTATCTAGTCTTTTTTGTACCTCATCTTGTAGTGCGGTATTCATATCAAATGCTTCATTAGAATTATTCATTGCATCCTCTAATGTTTTTACATTACCTCATAATGCTAAAAATGCCTGTTGTGCTCTTGATGAATTTATGCCTAGTTTATCAAGTACTATAGCACCCTCTTGTCAACTAACACTTAATCATTTCATAAAGTCAGTAAATGCAGTTCAAGCATTCTCTCTGAAATCTTTTGCAAATTCTTCTGATGTTTTTCATGCTACTTTTGCAAATTTTTCTAATCATGGTCATCATTCTAATGCCGCCTTATTTATTTTCGCAAATACCTTTACAATAGCAGTTCCTCATGCTTCTGCTTTTATTCAACTAGAAACAAGTGCTGTTGATAATCATAATATTTGTGTAGCTGTAAGACTTGAAACAACACCTGCTGTTTGTGCCTTTTCTGCAAATCATAATATCTCTTGTTCATTTGCAGCGAAATTATTACCTAATGAAACCAATGAAGATCATAACCTATCTATTTGATCTATAGGTACTCATAACACATCACTAAATCTTTTTAATGATGTTGCAGCCTCCTCAGCACTTAAATTTGTAGCAATTCATAATCACGCTGCAACCTCTGTAAATTTTAATAAATCTGCTCTACCTGTGACTCATAATTGTCATGCAACTTCTGCTATTCAAGATAATTCCTCAAATGTTAATGGAAGCCTTTTTGATAAATCTACTAATCATTTTTCTAATATCTTATATCATTCTGCTGTATCATCAAATGTTTTTTTAACTCATGCAAAAGCACTTTCAAAACTTATTGCAGTTTTACTAGCATTTGTTATCGCTTTTCATAGTCATAATATAGCTCAAATTCATAATGATATTGGATTTACAAAGTTTGATATTATTGATTTTCAGATACCATTAAATTTGCTCTGTAATCTTGATAAACTTTCGTCTCATGTGTTTTTGAAATTCTGTAATTTTCTTCTAGCCTCTGTTAAGTCACTTTTAAAGTCTTGAAGTTGTAGCCTTAGATTTAGTCTTGTATCTTTGTCTAGATTAGGATCTTTTAACCTTCTTTTGACTTCTTTTATCTTGTTTTCAAAGTCTATTATGTTTAATTTTAGTTTCTTCAATAATAAAGGATCTAATTCCTTTCAAGTATCCCTTGCTATTTTTTTTTTAGCGTTCTTAAAACTAGCATCATCAACGCTTGCAATAAATTCTGTTTCTATAACATACTTTGACATCTAGTTTTTCTTATTTTCTAAATCTTTTTTTAAATCTTTTTTTAAATCTTTCGCCCTTTGCTCTTTAAGTTTCTTTAGTAGTGCTTTTTGTTTATGATCTAATCATCATTTTTTAATAAACAATGCTCTATCATTTATCCACTGTGTTTTTTTATCAGACTCATAGCTTTTAAATGTTAATCAGTCTCATAAGTAACCTACTTGCTCCAATGTATAATTTTCTAATAAATGTTTAGGTCATGGTATATTATACTCACTACATATAAACATTAAATCATATCAGAATATACTTTTATTTCTTTTCCCAATAGGTTTTGGTATCCCTTCGTAAATACTTTTATATACAGAATGTTTTGTGTCTGTTATTTTATTTATAAGTTTATCTCATTCTTTTTTTATATATTTATTAAGAATTGACTCTTTTGTTGATCTAACCTTATATGTATTCATCTTTTTAGTTTTATATCGCTTATTAGTTTTATTATATCAATGGAATACTCAACATTCTATTATGTTTGCTATTTCCTTAAGTTGTTCTTCTAGTCATTTATTATAAAACTCTATGCTTTCCATTGCTGTTGCTTGTTTATACTCAAACTCTATATATCATTCATCTGCATTGATACGATATATAAAAGTTTTTGTGAAGGGGAAGTTTTCATACATATTATATATATTTATAATAAAAGGGAGGGAGCCAATACCCTCCCGTTTTATGTTTAACTTACTTTTCCTTTATGTTCAATTCGTGTAGATCATGTAACACCTGTGAAACTCATAGAAGAACCAGCGAGGTCATTTCTATCAAGATTTGTAAGTGCTTGTTGTATTTCTGCATTCATTTTAGCCTTTTTAAGATAGTATGTGTTTCTTTCTCCGTTAGCATTAGCACAAGATACTACTTTAATAAGCATATATGGTATTTCTCTAGCTTTAACTTCATACCCTAAGTATTGTGATTGACAAGGTGTATAGTCGTAATCAATCGCAAAGTCTTGTGTAAGAGTTGTGATTGCACCACCACTTATTAATTCAATACCGTATTCATTGTTTGCATTCTGTACTATTCTATAATCTGTATTAACTACTAATACTCAATCAATAGAACCAGTAATAGAATTAACTACTACTACAGAACCATCACAATTTTGATTAGCAATAAGAATAAACTTATTATATGCACTTGGATTTGTTTCTGTTTGTATTTCACCTGGTACTAATACACCAGCTACGTTTTGAACTGTTAGCCCAGTCATTCTTGCAATTGCATCTATATTATCAACCTCTAATCGTGTCCATTCAGCTCTTGGGGTAAGTGTTGCAGAAGCATATATCTCTCATTTACCACAGTTATCAGATTTAACTGATTTTTCTTCTTCTAATGAATGATAAAATGATATATCTTGTAAGTAACCTGCATTATCAAATGTATATGTAGACTCAATTTCTGCTACTACTGTGTTATTATTAGAACCATCTTCAAGAACATCTGTAATTGTATCATTAGCAAAATCATAATTTATTGCTGTATATACATCACCTCATTCTAAGTTCATATCTTTATTTTGAAATGCCATTTTTTTTAATAAATATAATATAAAATAGTTAATAATGTTTATTTTATCTTTGTAACCAACCCTATAAGTCAGTCAATTGTTTGTACTTTGATCTTGTCTCAATATTTATATGTTTTTCATCATATTGTTACACAATCCTTTATAATCATTACAGTAAATCATTTTGACTTACTTGGCTGTAATGATGTTGTTTTTTTCCTATCTTCCATAATACTTTTATTTGTTTCTTTATCTAATTTCTTTGTATCTTTACATTTACCCATTATCTAGCTATGTAAGTAAATAAATAATCTTTTACTATAACAGGTCTCTCATTAGCATCATATGAGGGTCAAAACACTGTATCTTCTTGTGCTTTCCATACAATAAAACCATCAAAGTCAAATATTTTATTGCAATGCTCGATTGCTATTTCCTCTGTTAGAGTATGCACTGCATCAAATAGTGATTTTGGGGTTGTGTCTTTCGTTCCTCATATTATCCTAAATTCAAGTCTTGCTACTTTGTTTATATAAGAAGGCTTATCTGATACTACTTTTATTGTACAATATGTATCTGATTTGACAGATTTAGGTTTACCAAAATATATTCATCAAGGAAATACACCAGTTATTGCTGGAATTGTATTTAATTGTGCAACTATTTTATCAACCTCTATTTGTCTTATCATTTAAACGTATTTTTTATTAGATAATTTCTCAATCAAGATTTCTTTTATATTGTCCAACGCTCTAGCAAATGTCCTGTTCCCTTCTCATGTATACATGATAGTTCATTTAGGCTTATGATAGTTATAATCTTTTCATGTTATTCCATATTCTACTATAGATGCGTATTCTGTATTATTATAAACACTTGATACAAGTGTTTTTCATATCCTACGTACTGGTTCTACAGTATTGTTATGTAATAATTCTTGTGTATCTTCAGGTGTTAATCTATCAACCTCGTCTTTGTAATCAAAAGCTATACTATTAAGTCAGTCTACTGTATTATTTGTTATTTCTTTCATAACCTCATTTACAGAAAACTTTATTTTTATTCACATTATAGCTTGCTACATCTTAAAAGTAAATTATCTATTCATCATCAGATACTTTGATTAACCAACACATCATCTATCCTAAACTTACCTATAGATCATATTATATTTTCTATAAGCTCTATTGTTTGTCATGTTCTTACTTGATCTCTATCTATCGGCAATACTACCATATACTTGTCTGTCTCAGTAAGTACTGAAAGATTGTCATTGTTTAACTGGTTTCATTTAGAACTTGTCCATTCAAAATTACAATCAATATTATTATATATGATAGTCTCTTGTTCTATTTCAGATCAATCAACCATTACAAATCAAATACTGCTTATTGTACATTTCTTATCTAAGAACATTATATAACCTGTCAAACAAATAAATTACCCTTGTATTTATCCAATAAAGACAAAGCCTTTAGTGGTATATTATTACTAATAGTAGATCAAGAACCATCTTTATAGGTTATAGATCTTCATAAATTTTTCTCGCTCTTTATATTACTAGCAGATCAGGAACCGCCACTTGTTCAACCATTTTGATATAGGTATTCTACAATATATATTGTAGTAAGTTGTATATCTTCCGGTATTATTGAAACTCAATCAACATCTATTGGAAATACAAATTGTTGTCAATCAACAAAAGGCACACCATATCGTCAAATATAGTCGTCTATTATTCGCTGTGCTTGTGTTATTAATCAATCTGCATAGTTTATATCTGCCGTCAATTCTGTTATTAGCCCTGTGATAGTAGTGGTATCTAGGACGTCTTGTCAGCTAGTATAAACTGGACTGTCTAATAGATTTGTCATTGTTTGAGATTCTTTTTATAAAAGATGATTTATATTATACGATTCACTTCTTGTAGTGGTTAAGTGAAAAGAGATATATAAGACAATTAGTCTTCGTTTAATTTGGATTTAATCCAGTCTAAGTCATTTTTCTTGTTTACTGGTACTACTTTTCAGAATTTATCGAGATATTCAGCTCTTGCTATATTCATCTCCTTTCAATCTTCATCTTCAAATCTTCTTCATGTTTCGCTTTCTTTATTTGGTTCATCTTTTTTTGTTACGTTTTTAGCTTCTTCTTTAATAGCTTCTTCTTTAATAGCTTTTTTGGTTTGGCTTCAACTTCATAATTGTTCTACCATAAATGTTTTTGATAAGGTTTTTGCTACTTCTTCATTATTAGTTTCAAATATTCAATTATGATCGAACATTATTACTCATTCAGATGTCTTTACTCTCATTTTTGGTTGTGATTTGAATTTATACATGTTGTGTTATTAAATTATAAATATAGTGCTTAATTAATAATGTGGAGGAGGAATAAATCCCTCCACCATATATTAACTAAACCGACAGAAAATCTATTATTTAAATAGATGTTAGTCATGTCAAAAGAACATGTCAATTTGAAGCATTTTTCATCTCCAAAGTATATTCTCATAATATTCTTCTAGCAAAGTAATCAGACCCATTTAATGTAGCATCTTCATCAGAGAATGCTCTACCTTTAAATGGTACTAATTTGATTTTTGAAGGATCGATAATAGCAACCTTATCTTTGTCTCGGTTTCTATCTGCCAATATTCTAACAGTGTTACCAGTATCTCATACAATATCCATTACATATGAACCTGCGGTAGTTTCACTTCTTGTCATAACTGGGTTATTTCAAGTTGTATTGAATGCTGAAATCTTTCTAGCTTGGAATGGGTGACATACAATAGTATTAACTGCATTTCCTCATCAATTAGAGTTAACTACTTCAAAAGCGTCGTTTATAGCATCAAGTGTGATAGCTCAACCAACAGCAACTTTGTTTCAAGTAGCATCTCTTAGTAAAGCAAGTATACCTCCAAATGTACCAGCTTCTGTTGCTGTTCTTTGTACTCTTTCACCATTAATCATTGAATTAAGAACCTCATATGCAATTTGTTTTAATTGATATTCTACTTGATAATTCAATGGGTCAACCATACCATATTTACTCTCAAATTGAGTGGTTTTTGATACTTTAGCAGTTCTATCAAAGATTTGTGAGTAGTTATATTCAACAACTTGTTCTGTGCCATTGTCTGGATCTGCATCTGTACCTTCATTTTTAGGTCTTGCAACTAATTCAATTGTAGAAGCGTTTGCAACATTTTGATCAGCTGATCAACCATAAACTGTGAAAGTGAAAGACGTAGCATTTGGTATTGTTGCAACCTTAGCTTTCAATGTGGAAGTAGCACCAGTTGTTGCATCTTCAAATTTATAGATATCTCCTACTTTCATGCCTGTAGTATCAACAACTGTCATTGTCAAAGCACCAGATGTATATGCAGCATTCAAAGTCCATGATACTTGAGCTATTGAATCTTCTAGTCGTTCATGTTTTTTGTTAGTAGCTATACCACCGACTGATATAATTGATGATAAAACTGGATCTTTTGAAACAATTACATTAAAAATGTCGCTTAGATCTCTTTTCTGATTTTGATAATCATAAGATAATTGGAATCATGCCATTTTAAAATAAATAATTAATTAAAAATTTTTCTAAAAGTTTTTATAAATGTTTTTTCTTACTGTGTTTCTCACAGTACAGGAGCATTTGATAACATTGAAGAAATGTCTCATTTCTTTTTTGCCTCATCAAACTCTGTATTATTTTTTGGTGGCTCTCATTCTGTCTTCGGTATTCATCAGAAGCTATCACCACCAAATTCTTTTTTAAATCACTCTAATAGTTCTAATTGTGATTCATGTTCTTTTCATTCTATTAGTTTTTTTATGAACTCCTTTTTTTCCTCTGGGAATTCATCAATCTTCGTTTCTAACTGTTTCTCCATAAATGATGTATATTTTTCCTTATATCATACAACTCCCTCAATCTGTTTCTTTAGTTCTTCTAGTTCTGTTTCTTTCTCTTTTAAAAGCTCTTCGTATTTTCATTTCTCTTTTAGCTTTTTATCTTCCATTTTCTTCTTTTCTTCTCTTAACTTATTTAATTCCTCTAAATCTTCAGGATTAACATCTCAAAGTGACTCTAGCTTTTTACTTAGGGATTGTCTTTTACCCCTCTCCTCATGTAATGCCTTGTCTTTGTTGTTGTTAATCTCTTCTAATTTTTCTAGTTTCTTTGTAAGAGCGTCAAAAGCATCTTGTGTTAGTTCCATTTTATAATAATAACGATATAAATAACGGTTTACCGTACCGAACATAATAGCCCACTACAACTATTGATATTGCTTGGATTAATACCCAAACAATCTCAATAATAGTAATACTCATCAAAATCAATATAAAAGTATATTTATTAGCACAAACAATCAGAACTTGCTATTTGTTATTATTGATTCAGTCTTTTGTGCTAATGTCTTTTTTAGTTTTACTATTTTATCAATCTGTACCAACATTATTATTTGTTGTATCTAAAATATCTAATGATTCTTCCTTTTCTTTATTTATATTCTCTAGTTCTTTTTCTGCTTCATCATCATTAAATCAATTGTACTGTTTTATTGCATTCAATCTACTTATTATTCTATTGTCTAATGCTATACTTAACTCTTCTACAAGCTCCTTATTGCTTTTAGCAAATATGTCTGGTCGCATTATCTGTTCATATTCTCATAACGCTCCAAGTATATCTGGCAAATAAGTATCAAACATATCTCTTATTGATTGTATCTTCTTTATAAATGATCAATGCTTCAATGTCCTAGATCATTCTCATATAGCACCATCTTTACTATCTAATCATAAGAAATCTATAGGTATTTTTGTCATTGAACTTATTTGTCTTATTTGGTCGTTTATTGTTCATTTTGTTTCGCCTATTAAATTGTTTATATTATTTATAAACTCTATACTTGAATCTTGATTTCATTGCACTATTCTACCTAATTGAGATAGATTTAACCTTTTTCAAGCTATATAATCCTTCAATAAATTCTTTGGTAAGTTTATTCATTTTAATAAAACAAAACTCTCCATATTTTGTAAATATTGTGTGTCCATCATTACTATTTTTCTATCTATCGAATATACTATATTTTTTATTGTCTGAAATTCTGATACTGGATATTGCTCATTTTCATCTTTCTTTATAACAAATATAGCCTTTGTCTTTAATCAAGTTTTCTCTATTGGTTGTAAATGTGATGTTTCCCATATAGTATTAAGTGGGACCTCTTGCATACTTGTTGTTAATGAATTATTTGATAATAAGTATAATCTATTATATGTTATTCATACTTCATATGTTTTAATAAAAGCATATGTATCATAGTTGCTAGTATAACTTCATTCTTTTTCTTTTATATATGTTCGCATTATATTGTCAGCATCTCATTGCTTGAAATATCTTTTTGCTGGCAAATATTGTATTTCTCTCTTCCCCTCTAATCATTGTATTCATATTGTAGTAAATCATAATGCTAGAAAGTCTTGTATAAATAAATCTAGATTTAGTTTTGTCTCTATCTCTGGCTCTCATACATAGAAAGATATTGTAGACTGTATCGAACCAAACAATCAACTACCAGTATTTAATAACTTAACCTTATCTGTAGTTTCACCATAAAAAAATTTATCTTTAATATAAGAAAAATTATCATTACTTTCATCAGTAAGATAAGTATTATCTCATAATCTGGATAATATAGATTGCGTTACTAGATTGTTTTGCTGAAATTTTGTTAGTTGCATAATCTTCTATGATTGTTGTCCAACCGATATAGACTTTTGCCGTCCGTAGCAAAACTAAAATAACGGACACAAGTAATTGGTGAATTGTCGTAAATAATTATAAATTATAATAATAATAACTATTATTTTTGTTTTTTCAATGTTTTTTTGCTATCCTATAAATCATGTTGTATATTGCATGGACATCTGATAACAAATACAATCACATATTATAGCATCATCATGGCTTCATTTTTGTGCCTCTGGCCTCTTTTTCTCGTTATATATAAACGAATACATCTCTGATCTTAATCTTTCATCTATTTGTGTTATTAATCATTTTCTTATAGCTTCTTCATAATCACTTATCATTTTAGGCCTTGTTTTTAGATTTGTATTCCATCATACTTTTCTTGTCCTCCTATTAGATATTTTATCTATTGTTGTCTCTGCGTATATATATTGATACCAAACATACTCTTTTGCTCTAGTTATTGTGGCTATTCAAGTATTATTAACTTCTATTCATATATTTTCGCACATATATCACATCTCCCATAAGTGATCTATAACCTCCGCCAATGTGTCAGGCGGGATATGTCAGTAATAAAAAGCACATAAATTTAGATCTGTATCTCTTACACTTATTGTAGAATAATCTCAATAAATTCATCACATAGCAGTATCAACACCATATATATACATGGTTTCTTCGTCAGGTTGTTTATAGATACGTAATCAAGCATATTTATAGTCCTCTTTGTATCATATAATAGGAAGTGATTTTACTATTTGTAAGCTAAATACAGTATCACCAGTTGTAAGAAACGCCTCGTCAGGAGTGCTTGGATATTCTTGAAAACATTCTCTTCATAATTCATTATATTTATCAATATACCGTGATTTCTGTCAATTTGTTAAATTTAACTTATTAAGATGATCCAATCCCTCTGGTAATACTATCTTTTCTTTTGTGTTTATTGTATAATCTTTATCAGTATACCGTGGGATAAACAAACAATGAAATCATTTATCTGTGTTTTCAAATTTTTTCCATAATTCATAAAAATAACCACTTGCACCGTTTGCTGTTGTTTCTATTGTTATTGGGGATCATTTAGGGATAGACGGTAATGTACCAGTCATCATTTTCTTGGCATCTGGTTTAAATGCCAATTCTGTTATATGTAGATCTGTGGGGGTTCAGCTCCTACTATCAAGACTTACTTTTATTCTTGAATTAAGCTTTTGGAAATATAACTCATTTACACTGTCATATCTTGGTGTTGGTTTCTTCCATATCCTTCAATCTTTTAACTTTATTGTTTGTGGTAACTCCGCAAAAGCGTATTTAACTTTCTGGAACAATTCTTGTTGTTTCTCTTGTTTATGTGCTGTTATTATTATTGTTCTGTTATGATAGAATAATGACTTATCTAATCAGCTTATAAGTTTGTATGTGGATATTCATAATTGCCTAGCCTTTAATATTATTATCTTGTTATGTTCTTTTTCTAACCTATAAATACTTAGTTGTGCTTCGTTTAGTTTGAATGTAATAGACTGTCATCTCTTATCTATTATTTTATACAAATGATTTAATCTCCAAAACCTGTTTACTATATTAGATTTGGGCTTATTTGTTTTAAACATATGATTCTTTGATTTGCCTGTTTCAATAACCATAACAAACTATTTTTTAAGAGTCAAATATTTGGCATCTATATTTCTTTTTATAATTCAATGCTTTCACTCAAATACACATCAATATTCTATTACAAGCTCAGGTAATATTTCTCAATCCTTTTCTTGTTCAGGTAATATCATAGAAATGTCATCAATAACAACTTCTTGTCATTCATAAAATCATCATATTACTTTACAAGTATTTCAAAATATGAAAGTCTTTAGGCTTCAATACTCTTGTCTCTTTTCATCAATATTTGTCATTATAATTAATAAGTTATAAAACGTTGTTTGTAGTATTAAAATCTTGCGTTGTGTATATTAAATTTTTTTATATATGTTGTGTTATAGACAAATACAAATTCATTAAGCTATTAGTTACACTATCTTTACAATAAATACAATCAAAGATGTCAATGTGATGAGTAATAAACTTCACATTCAAATTATAATACAAATCAATTTTAATCTATTTCTTAAACTCATATTAATACTAGATAAATAAACACAATAGCTAACTATTTTAACTTTGTTTTGATTCTTAAAGCCTTGCACAAAAATATTTTGCTAGTGTCGTTTAGGCCTTGTAGAATGTATCTTGTGCAAGTGTTTGGATGTTGTTTTATAACCATTTATTGTAGTGAAATAAAGTTTATACTCTACGCTGGGGCGATGTTGTCTTTTATATATGGACAACCTACTTTTAAAATATAGACAAACGTCTATGTATGTACTGTTTTTATGTGTTTTATTCTTCGTCTTCTAATTCTTCTTCTGATATAGAGACTTCTATTGTTGTTTCTTGCTTGTCTTTATATCTTTTGTCCCTACGTTTTAGATATTCTATTGCACTTTTTGTATCTCAATCATTTAATCATTTTACCCAGGTTCTCCTTGCTAATATATACATAAAATTCTTTGCCCTAGTCATCCTGTCAAAAAATTCTTTATCTTTTGATTCTCGATTATAGTAGGTCTCCCTTGATATTCAAGCGTTACTACAAGCCTCTGACACTGTTCAATCTATTTTAAATATTTCCTCTAGTTTCTTTACTGTCTCTTCGTTCTTCTTTGTCGGTCTTCATCATGCGTGTTTTTTATCTTTCTTTAATACTTTAGGTACTCATCTTGGCATATTATACTAGATTATGATATAAATTTATTTTATTATTATTTTAATAATATCATTATCACATTATTACATATATTCTGATAATTTATATATCCTTTGCTCTACTCTTTTTTTATCTTCACCTTCTATGAATATTATTCTATTCCTTATTGATTTACTTTCTACTCGGTCTATCAGTTCTCTTCTTACATCTTTTACCTTGGCTTTCTTTGGTTCTTCTTCCTTTTTTTTGATCTCGTTTTCGCTTACACTCTTTCCAATTCTAAACAATGATTGATTCTTATACTATATTACTAGTTTTTTCTCAAATCCACTTTTGAAACTCATACAGATTATATTCTTTTGTTGTTTTTATTTCCTTTGATATATTATCTCGATCTTTTTCTTGATGGATAAACTCTAGTATTAAGTTCATACAGTTTCTATATTGTAATTGTTTTTTATGGTTTACTCATTTTTTTGTTCTCATTTTTATATTATTAGTATGTTATTAGTATATAAAGATCTATTCCTTTTTACCTAATAATTGTTTTATTGTTCATAAATCTATGTGCATCGGCTTTATTAAGTGTGTATGCTCTATATCTACAACACTCCTATCATCGTAAGCGTTTTCTACTACGGTATAACCTTCTTTTTTGTACTTGTTTTTAAGCCTATCCATTTCTCTACGCTTTATACTTTCTTGTGC